GGCATCACTTCGCGATTCACGATCGCCTGCTCGAGCTCGGTGTACAGGTCAGCTGGGATCTTGTACGAGTGCTTCGACTCGAGGTGTGCTGCCATGTTCGACATGTACCGGCCGACGGTCTCGGACCAGTTCTCGCGACGCTTCGCGGCATCGAGGTACCGAGCGTATCGTGACTTCGCAATGTACGTTTCGTACAGCATTGGGTTGGGCTCCTGAACGGGAAGTGGTTGTTTGGTTGAAATGATCATATGCCTATTGTACTGAGATGTTACGATTGCCGTAACCGGAAAGGAGGATCGCGCTCTCGAACGCAAAATGGCCCCTTTACGGGGCCGTAGAACATTCGAGTGCTTACTCGAAAGAGCGGGTTGTGTCGAGGACGAATGTCCTCATTTCGTTGATCCGACGGAGCCAGCCGTTCAGGTACTTCGCCTGTGTTGGCTTGTTCGTCACGATGTCACGATAGAACTGAGCACGGAGGTCACAGACCTTCCCGCAAGTCTCGAGTTCATGGGCGAGGGCCACCTTCGCCAGCGTTGCTGGGCCAACGGCGCCATCTGGGGTTGTGCCAACGGCACGTTGCAGGAACATCCCTGCCTTCTTGATGCCGTGGTTCACACAGCCGTCGAAGTGAAGAACTGCAAGGCGAGACGGCATGCGATCACACGAACCACCAAGCCAGTACCGCTTGTAGTACACTTCTTTCGCACCGTCCCACGTCAGGGCCTTGATGTCAAGGTCCGTGTTCGCGTTCTTCGCCACACCGAACTTCGTTTCGCCACCAGCATCATCTGGGTCATCGCCGTACCCAGTAGCGTGCTTTTGAGCCTGAGTTTCGCAGAGGCCGGCTTCGACCTCAGGTGTGAGCTTCCAGAACCCACCGACTTCATACAGCATACAATGGTCAACTGCTGCCTCATAGGCCTTGGTGTACGTAGTCATGATCGGTGTCTCCTGCTTGTTCGGTACACCTATTTAGCAGGAGGCTATCCAAGAATGTCGCCGATCGCCTTGCCGCCGATCCAGCGATACAAATCGTGTGGTCCGACAACGATTCCGTAGAAGATCGAGCGGCCGTGCGAGAGCTCTGGCCCAGTCGGATGAATCATCGCTGAGCCCTTCGGGATCTCGGGCGCGATGCAAGCTGCCTTCTTCTTGAAGTCGAGCACAGTGACCTTGCCAGTCACGAGCTTGCTGTCATCAGGTGAAAACAGCAGAACGTCTTGGTCGAACGAAGCGCACTGCGCAAGCGGCACCATGTCGATCGTGTACGTCTCCTTGTCGACGATCATGATCATCCACGAGGCGGGCAGATCGATCTCGAGGTTCTGAACCCGAATGCGAATCGTCTGGCCAACGATCTCTTCGAGGTACGAAGCCTCTTCGAGCTTGAAGTCCATCATGTGCCCGCTGAACGTCCAGAAGTGGCTGACACCCATGGGTGCCGTGAAAGAGTCGATGATGTACGGGCGATTGACTTCTGAGAGGATTTGCATTTAGGCTCCGTCGCGGACGAGGTTGATTGAGAGAAGACGGAAGTCGGTGACGGTTGTCGTTCCATCGGCGTTTTCTTCGAGCTTCCCGATGCCAGCCATTCTGAACTGGCGGGATGGCTCGGCTTCGAGAACCTTCTGCAGGATCTCGCCCTGTGGTGTAGCAAGGATCATCACCTTGCCGAGAAGCTTCCCGTCATCGGTAACGTGCAAGCCAGTGACCGAGTGCGAGACACGAGCAAGGTCCAGTGTCGAATCGGCTGGCATTCCGATCGTGCCGAACACACGGGCTGGATCGGACTTTTGTTCGACCTCGCCGATCATTCGTTCGAGCACAGCGCGTGGGTACACGCGACCGTTCTTGTTCGGAATGTCGGCTTCGGCGATCACGACGGATTCAATGAGCTTCATACCTCGTCCTTGTTCTTTTCGTTCATCATTCACCTACAGGCAATAAATACAGTTGAAGCAGACGAGACCACTATGAACTACCTTCGCATCCACAACGACATCATCAACCACGCTCGGAGTAGACTCGAGCCCATTGAACACACTGAAGAACATCATATCATCCCTGTGTCACTCGGCGGAGAAGATCATAGGACGAACTTGGTTCTTCTGACACCGCGTGAACACTTTCTGATTCACAAGATCTTGATTCGCCTGAACACTGGGGTCGCTCGTCGAAAGATGGTGAACGCGTTCTGCTACATGGCATTCACGAAGAACAACAAGTGCCTGAATCGCCCGATCTCTGCTCGCGACTATGAGTACGCTCGAAAGATCTGTAAGGAAGGCATGTACACGAAGGAGCGAAACGAGAAGATCTCGAAAGCGCGGCGTGCGAAGATCGCTTCCGGATGGAAGCAAGAACGAACCGAAGAAACAAAGGTCAAACACCGTGAGACTCTCGCTCTGAAGAAGGCAAGTGGTATCGGGATGGGCGATCATCAGAAGGAAGCGATCTCGAAGGGGTTGATTGGGAACAAGAACGGGGCTGGGCACATTGTTGACGAAGACCACAAGACGAAGATCTCGAAAGCGAACTCGAAGACTTACCGAGTCGAAGACTCAACTGGTAAGACCTTCGAGGTAATCAACCTATCGTCATGGTTGAACGCGATGAACTGCAGAACTCGCTTGTTCAATCAGCAATACAAGAAGGGTCCTCTGAAGGGGTTCACGATCTTCACACCTTCATCTTGACCACTTTCATGATTGGGTATTCCGCTTCCGCGTAATACTTCTTCCGCTCTCTCCAATGTTTCATTGACCACTTCAAGTTGCTGTGAATATCGCAGCAATGTGCCTTGAACTTGTCATGCCCCAGTCGAAGAGAACGACCAATGGATTGAATGCACTTCACGAACGATTTTCCAGAGTCAATCAAAACGAGAGCGAAGACTCTATCGATACTAATGCCCGTTGAAGCGATACCAGAAGTAGCGATCACGATCAGGTCATCGCGCTTCTCGAACATCGAGTACCACTCGGCACGAACATCGTTCTCGTCGGCGCCGTGCAGGAACACGGAGTCCTTGATGAGCTTCTGAAGCTGCTTCCCTTGCTTGATCGAGTTCACGAGCACGAGGGTGTTCCCGTACGTCTGCGCCTTCGAGATGATCAGGTCAGCGATCAGATCAAGGCGTTTCGGCGACTTCGCAAGGAACGTCTTCTCGGACGCGTAATCAGGGAACTCCTCGTCGATCTCGTCGTCGATGATCTGAATCGGTTCGATCTCGAGCTCGGCGAGGTACCCCATGCGCATCAGATCGGCAGCGCTGATCTTGTACAGCACTTCGCCAAGCGAACCGCGAAGGGTCATCTGATCGAGCTTCGGCTTCGGCATCGTGCCGGTGAAGCCCCAACGGTACGGGATGTTCCGACCGTGCACGTTCACGAGTTCGCCGATCGTCTTCGCGGTGGCGCCGTGTGCCTCGTCGATGATCACTGCGTCGAAGTCCTCGACAACACGTGGGTTGTTCTGAAGCGCTTGCCAAGTCGCGACCACAGTCATGTGGTGCACATCCTTCTTGTCGCCGCTGTAAATCCCGACGTCAAGTTGACCGAGTCGGAACGTGGCGGCAGTCTGCGACACGAGGTCCGATGACGGCACGATCACAATGACTCGACGCTCCTCAGCGTTCAGGACTGACGCGAGACCAGCGACCATCCAAGTCTTCCCTGAACCGGTGGCAGCCTCAACGAACCCAGTCGTAGCAGTCAAAGCCGCGTTCACGGCATCAACTTGGTACGGCCTGAGTACTACCTTCAGGGCCATGTCAGGGACGCGCTGGAACCACTCGGAATCGATTCGGGTCGTGATCAGGGAAGCGGATTTCCGATCGTCTTCGAGCACGATTTCATAGCCCCAACCTTCCAGGTACGGCATGATCTCGTCCAACAGGCGCCAGTAAACCTTGCCGGTCTTCTCGAAGAACTTGATCTTCCCGTCCCAACGGCCGAGCTTGTACGCTGGCATGAAGAACGCGCCCTCAACGGCAACCGCGAACTTGTGTTCTAGGAACTCTTGATCCTGAGGTTCAAGTCCAGTGACTTGACAGTACACCTCATCGTGGATGCGGATGTACGCCTTCTTGGTCATACGGCCGAGAACCGAAAGTGACGCTCGAGACTGTGCTTCTTCACGTACATGTACGGCGAGAACGCGAGCGGAGAAGCTGTTGACGATTGCAGAAGCATCATCAGTTGCAGGGCTTCGTGAGCACCGATCGTGCCCTCTGGCTTCAGCTCCATCTTGATCATCTGGCCGGAGTCGTCACGGCAGTTCCATTCGATCGACGGGAGATCAGCCGTCTGCTTCTGTTCTGGCATCGAGAGGGTGATCCCTTGACCAGCAGTGAACGTGTACGTCGAACCGCCTGGCGAGAGTTGGCCAACCATGTTCCCAATGGCGCCGGCGCCAGTTGCGTTCACGTACCCACCTGAGACGATGCCCTGACCACCGCCGTTGTACCCACGGTTCGATGGCGAGTTCCCGTTCGCGCCGATGTTCAGATCGACGTCAACAGCCGCGAACCCATGCTTCCGGTACGGCACGTGGAACAAGGAACCGCGGATGTCCTTGTACGCGATGTCAACGACGAGCTCGTTCGACTCGATCACGCTGTTCGGGTTGTTCGAGGCGTCGCACACGACCTTGTAGTCTTGAATGTGGCGGTGATCCATCAGGCCCTGCATCACACCGTTCAGGTGCGAGCGAACGCTCATGCGAGTGAGATCATCGTTCGATTGGAAGTGGATCCCGTCGAACAGGCTGCCGATCTCGTCGTTCAGGTGCTCGACGAGCGATTGGCTGGTCTTCATTCGTTCTTCCTGTTCTGCGGTGTTCATGGCGTCGACCATCCAATCGACTTCCTTCTGGGCTGCTTCTCGATCTTCCTTGCGAATCGCGTACTCTGCACGCATACACATCGCTTCGAAGTACGAGCAGTCCTCTGGGAACGTCTCTGCGACTGTGAAGTTATCGCCGATGCCAAGCTGGGTCATCATGTTCAGTGTGGCCATTAGATGATGATGTCGCCGAGTTCGGCAACCCTTAGTTTCGTGATGTGTCCGATCATCCAACCCATCTGCTTGAACGCTTCGACGATTGCGTCGAGCTTCCCGTACAGCAAAGTTGTAGCGATGATCAGCTGGTTCGTCTCAACGATGTCCTTCTCGCCGCCAATCAGAATGCGCTGATCGGTTGCGGACAGAGCGCGTTGACCCTTGTTGTAGTTCTTCAGGAGGATCGCCTCCTGCTTGCCCTTGTAGTTCTCGAGCCACTTCATCAACTGCTTCATCTCTTGGGCCTTCAGGTCGTAGTGACCTTGATGCTTCGGGAGATCGCGAGCCAGAAGTTCCAGACGCACACCCTCGATGTCGAACAACGGTTCGGCCTTCGCAATCTCGCGTTCAACACCCTCGAAGATCTCGGGGAGTTGTTCGGACAGCTTGGCTTCATCGAGCGTGAATAGGAAACTCATGTGCGGTTCGTGATGATGAACTCGTCGTCGACAACATCGACGGTTCGTCCAGAAAGGTGGCTGACCGAAGTCAGATCAGCAATGATCCACGGATCAGAACTGATTGTAACATCGAATGGCAGCGGTTCTGCGTTCGCGGCTAGGTCGACGTGGAACCCCTGATCCAGCGACCCGTGTGTGCTGAACTTGAAAGGTCCGTCGGGCGAAATGCGGGCGATCCGAGCGATCGCGGTTTCAGTGATGTGCATAGACGACGATGGGGCCGAAGCCCCATCTCGATCAGTTCAGTCCGATTACTCGGCGTCGGCAGCGTCGGCCTTCGTCTTCGGGACGAGGGTGAACTCTTCGATCGCAGCGCGAACTGCCTTGGTGAGCTTCGCGGTGGAAGTGAACACTTCGGTGCGACCTTCGTCGTTGTCACCTGGGGTGTTCAGAACGTACCCGCCGTTCACGCATTGGATCACGATTGTGGATTCTTGTGCCATTGATTACTCCTTCTTGCCGCGCTTCTTG